GCCGGATGTAACTTTTACGTAGGCACTGCCATTATAGACAGCTTGGTCACCTACAGCATATGAATCGAACGCGGTCTGGATGACGTAAAAGTCGCCTTGCGTTGTGCTCGTTAAATCCCCGGCTGAATTTGCGTTGCCAACGAAGTTAAGTCCTTGGCTGATGCTATCGGGTATCTGGTCTGTTGTGAGTCGGTTGTCGTTGCCGAGCGTTGCCAGTTTATATGTGCTCGGTGCCGCTACATAATCAGCGGCGACCTCTGTTTTAAGTTCACTGTATGCGATGCGCCTTGTCCCGCTACCGGAACTGTCGATGATCATTTCATCTGCATCGGCGAGTGTGTCTGCATTGGGCAGATCTTTGACGCGTATATTAGCCATGGTTAATGTGTACGATTTGGTTTGTGCCGTCTGTTAAAATTAATTCGCTAGATGTTTCCACGTATTTAAATTTGCCAACAATGTAGTTGGCTGAGTCTGTTAGGAAGTTGCCAGTATCCGTGATTATCGAATCACCAGTCACCACAATCGGTGTAGTAGGAGCAGACGTAACACGTCTACTGAACGTGGTCACTATGCTTTGCAGTGACGTGATCATTCAGAGTGAGCAATAAGTGTCCCGGATGTCAGACGGATACTTGAGGCGTCAACCCGGTGCCAGCCCGGAGGGTAAACGAACCCGGCCATATCCCCTTCAATAGCACATGCCATTGTGTTAATTGTTGCCTCACTGCAAACATCAATCCAATTGAAGTTGCCGGTGTAGGTCGACGTGTCAGATATTTTGACACCTTTCCCTTGCACTTGATCTCTCATAATTCCCAGACTCGCTTTACTTGTTGTTTAGAAAATTTGCTGTTCCAACCTTTGGTTTCCAGTCGGTTATAACCTCGCCGCATTTGTTCTTTTTGATCGGGCAATTGTGCTCCGGTATGCATGCGAAAACCTTCCGGCTCAGTGATACGTTTCCACTCGGTCCCTCGGTCGATAAAAGTCGTTGTGCCTATAGGTTTATTTGCTTCGGCCCGGACCCCGGATTCGTTTTCAAATGTGTAGGTTGGCATTATTAACGAGGGGAGGTTTCCCTCCCCTCAGTGCGTATGATTACAGTTGCGCTCCTTCGAGCATTGACAGCATTTCCGACCGATCCGAAGTCGGTTCAGAAGGTTCGTCACCGGCAAGGTCCACTCCGTTTGCTGTGTTCGCGTAAACGGAAACCCCTCCCTCACCTATGGACTCCACCGTGCCTTCAATGGTTACGGAGACAGTGTCCCCAGATTGAGGCATGACTTGTTCTTCACCATCCATCATGGCGACCGACTCGGTTGGTATGGTTATGCTAAATGGCATGATGATTAAGCACTATATCCGGTCTTGGAATAGACGCGGGCGACATGCTTGGGTTGAATTGTTTTTGCTGCGAAAAACGATTTGAAACCGACAAGAATCTTTTGATTCAGAGGATCGTTTTTGTCAGCACCGTTGATGATGTAGACCTTCGGACTGTAAGTGCTCTGGCTGGAGAGTTCTGGGACTCCGTAAGCTTGAGCACCGATAACAACTGATCCGAAGGTGTCACCGGCAGCGGTAGCGTCATAGGTGTATTGAGAACCCGAATCACTCGCGATGAATGGTTCAGTTGTTTCAATAAATCTTACACCATGCATGCGACCGATCTCACCACGCAATCGAGCTTGGGGTTCGGCGTAATGATGAGCTTCTTGCCACTCGGAATCAGCCAGCAAATCACGTGCTTGCTGAGGACCAACGATAGCGATGAAGCCTCCGTCCAGAGGAGTTGCAGCATTGATCTTTAAAGCAGTCGCCGCGTCGAGCCAGTCACTTGCGTCAGCAGCAGTGATGCTGGTTCCCCAAGAAGTTGTAGACCCGGAGAAGATGTCAGTGACGTTTGTAACGTTGCTGAATAACTCAGCTCGGATGATGCTGTCTAAGTGAAGAGCACTGTCGCGACCGATACGCAATGTGGCTTGCTCAATGTTGTTGAACAATGCGGTTGCGTCTGCGATGTCAGAAATACTGAGAACTTGACCATACTGCTCCAAGTCAACTTCAACTTTCTCAAGCTCTAGTGCCTTGGTGTTAGGTGTGGCTCCCTCAGTCAACTGAGTCACGTTTGATGAATCCCCTTCCAAGTAACGGAAGAAAGTCATGTTGCGACCACCACCCTTAGCGGGTAGAGGTGACTTCATTGCGAACTGATCAAGAACAACTGTTTTTTCAATCGTGTCTAACAATTCACGAGAGAAGTAGTCTTGCATTGCTTGGCTGATGTCATTTGTTCCACCACCAGCACTGGTGCTCATTGTTGTGTCTGCCATAATATTTACCTTGATGCAGAGCGTGTCATCTTCAGTATCGCTTCCCTCTGTTCATTGCGACTCATGTCATCAAATCCCTTCGGTCCCGATCTGCGAGGAACATCGCTCGTGCCTAAATTTAATTTACGTTTATAACTGTTTAACTCTTCAGTGAGTTTTTGATTCTGCTCTTTAACCGTTTCGAGTTTCTGCGAGTTGACGTAATACTCGGCAACCTCGACAGCATCTCGAAACCCAGTTGAGTAAGTCGTTAAAGCGGGTTTATTTTTGAGTAAATACTCAGTCGCTTTGTAAAGCTCGCTATCATGATCGTTAAGATCCGGCTTCGCTTTGACTATCTCATTTACGGAGTCTGCCCATTCCTTTTTGAATCTATTTACCTCGACCGTCTTGCTCGCGTTTTCTCGCTTCTCTCTTGCCTCCTTAGCCATTTTGACAGCCTCGTCTGCAAGCTCGGGTTCACCTTGGTCTCGGAATCTTTCAGCTACTGCCTCATATACATCGGGCGTTGCCTCATCTCCTCCACTGGCGATTTGATCCGCAAGTTTTACACGATCATCTTCGAGTTGTTTTTGAGACAGCTCGAAGTCTTCCTTCATCTTTTTGAGCTGCTCTTTTTCTTCGGATAGCTTTTGCCAAGTTTTTGCTTGTCTCGCTTCCGCTTTTCTGAGCTTCTCGTATTTTGACTCTGTTTTTGCATCGACTTCTGGTTCATTTGATTCAATCTCGGCTTGAGATTCATCCGTCTGAGTCTGTTCGTTTGCAGCGGGTGACTCTTCCACTGTAATTGACTCTTCCTCTGGTTCAGCAGTGGGCGACTCTGCTTCATTTTCGCCCGAAATGAGACGCAACATCGCGTCCCGATCCATCGTTTCAGTCATATTCGTTTTCGCTATCGGAGTCCGTCAGTAGTCCATTCGAGACCAACGTGTCTAGAGCGGCAATACCGTCCCTAAAACCAGCGGAATATCCGACATTGTAAGAGGCTTTTTCAGCCCCTTGATCAACCGTTAGCATCGCTTGCTTGGTGATCCATACAAAAATTACCCTTTTAAGTTTCTGTCCCACCCGGCTGCTGAGGAACTGGTGCAACAGTTCCGCTTCCTCCCGAGTCCACTCCGGGCTGGATGCCCCCGGAACCATTCTGTTCAATCGGCGCATCGACCGGATTAGTTTCATTAATCGCATTGGAAACTTCTTGGATTTCTAACGTGAGTTGTTGAGCAGCCTTGCCGTCTTGCTCACGGAATTGCTCCATGTGAGCGGTGATATGCTCTTGTATTCGCTGCAATTCAATCGGATCTGTCTGAGCGTTCTGAGCTCGTTTGAGTGCAAGGTAATCGAGCATGGTTTTGACGTGAGTTGCGTGATCATCGCTCGGTTTTACTTGAGCCGGGAACCCGATCCTCATGACTGACAGCTCGACAGCTTGGTCCTCAGCTTGATTGGCTACTTCGATGCCGGGATCAGTGAGCAGTCGTTTAACAAGTCCACTGTCATCAGCCTCAAGGACAGAGCGACGAAGCTCGACTTGGTCGATGTGCGGATCGTTCGCAAACATTTGAAAACGTGCGACAGCTTTTTGAAAATGAAACTGCTTGTTAACTCCATCAGCACTACCGCTCGGCACAATGTCATACGCCTCATGGATTGCTGACTGAGGGATCTGCTCAAGCGTATCGAGGTAATAGTAATTAAGACTGTTGCTGTCGAATTGCGTAAGCAGTGACCAGCACTGACGGTAGAGATCTCCCAAAAATAAACGGAAAGTCCGCATGCGTAGATCAGCCGATTGCGTAAATAGATTACCAATGGCTGAAATCTCTGTTGCTGTTCTCCTCTGGTTTTGGTCGAGGGTCTGGGAGATCCCGAAGTCTGGTGTGCTGACACGTTGTTGAGCCATGTCCCTATGCATCATCATATGCTGATCAAATGATATCGGTGGAGTTGGCATCGGGATCGGCTGGATGTCTTCCGGTAGAATTTGACCGGGCTGAAAGCGTAAGTTTGCCGTGTTGGGAAGTGCGCGAGTGGACCGGAAGAGTGGTCTGTTATAGAGACTCATCGTGTCATTCTTCTCATTAAGAAGTTTCGAAAGCGATGCCTCAAAAACAGCCACAAGCTCAGTCACTCCGCGAGGTGAATACCACCCAGCATCCTTGTGCTCATACTGGCAACTGACGAACGGAGGCTTGCCGTGGTTATAGGGAACCTCCATGGGAGGTCTCACGTCAAAGGTCAGATCACTCGGACAGTAGGTGTAAATCGTCCACGTCTTGTCATCGTTCTGAACGTAGGTTTCCCAGATGACAATTATGTTGCTGTCATCGTCAACGACACCTTCCCTCTGCTTTGCAATCTGATGACGGTTGTCGTCACCTCGGTCTTTCCCGTTGCCGCCGGTAACACGCTCAATGAATTTCTCGTCTTGTTTGAACCCGGCTTTACGCCGGTATGAGTCCGGTGAATAATGCTGGATATGCGTTACTCGATCAGCAGATTCAATGTCCTTGCAATAACTCGGGACAATGAGATGCATTGGATCGACGTTCTCAAAGTTAAGCTGATTCTTGTCGAGATCGTAAGTGGTTTTGAGGATTCCACGACCACTAAGCAGCATGGTGTCAATCGTTGAGATTATCTCGGTCTGTAGATTAGACCTCTGCTTTAAACGGTAATCCATCCACTGACTGGCAGCGGTGGTTAATGCTGCTTGCTGCTGCTTGAGAGAAACAAAACTAGCGACCGTATCGAGCGCAAACAATTGCTGAACATAATACGGTTTTAAATTGGTGATGATCGTGTCACTGAGTGGGAAGTGTGCGTCAGATGCTCCGGGCCATGGCTTAGTCTTTCGACGCAAACCGTGATGCCGCATTTCATAAAATTGACGCTGCCTCGTCTCCCATTGAGTTCGATCATTGAGATCGTTGGCAGACTTGGCGTAGAGATCCGAGTAATCCATTAACTCGGCATTGCATCACCAATCGGATTTATTCAATCCGGCATTTACCCTTTTTACCCGCAATCAAACCCTCTGCGATTGCCATCAGTTGTTTCGAGATTCATCCCGGAAAACATTTCTTCGATGGTAGGCTTTGCGAACGTCTGCATGTAGTCATGTTCATGGCCGAGTCCTACTGCCATGCAAACTGCATCAGCTCGATCCGGCGATGACAGCCCACGACTTTTCATCTCGCCTTTGGTTTCCAGCTCAAGTTTGCCGGACTTATTGGCGCGGCAACGTCTGCTGGTGAGTTGTGCCATTAAGACCTCGTCATCATGTGGGAGAATAAGTTCATTCTTCTCGATCAGCCGAGCTGTCGAATACCACATCTCAGCGGCAAGGTTCGAGAACTTCTCCGGATCGCGTGCTCGCGCTCCAAAATTTATCCGGTTTACTGCCCATCCAGCATCTCGCAAAGCATCTGCCATCGGGCGACCTAGTCCTCCTTCATCACAAAAAATGTTCTCGGGCTCTAGTCCGCTTTTAGTAAACTCCACAACAAAGCGACCAACACTTGCCATGGTATCCTTGTCAGTCCATGAGACTATCTTTTTAATCTTATTGCCCTCGCGAATCGCGATAACGTTCTCGTCATTGCCTCCAGCAAAATCGACCCCGGCAACCATTCTCCCCGCTTCTTTCCGTGGAGGATTGTGCAAACAGTTTTGGTAGCTGTCATAGTTAACGAGCAGTGACTCATCGCTTGTCTGCATGAACTCACCAAAGATCATGGACCTTACAAGCGGGTGATCTTCTCCCCATTTGTGGATCTGCTGATCAATCCACACTTTTGGTATGTGAGGACAATCGAAGCTTGTGACGGTGTGTGTCTGGTAAAGGTCAGTGTGTCTGGTGAAAATTTTGTGAAACTCTCCGGAGTTGCCTCCCGGAGATGACATGACAAGCATGCGGTTAGGTTGGCAACGTTCAATAGCTTGGAAGATGCCATCTTTGACTGACTTCGCTTCATCAACAATGATCAGCAAATTATCAGAGTGCCAACCCTCAAATCTGCCGGGATCATCCGTTGAGAAACCAACGATGCGTGAGTTGAGATCGCGTATCCGCAAGTCGGTTTGATTAATCTCAATCCCAAGATCCTTGACCTTGTTCGATAGCGTGCGGATGGTTGGCCACATCTGCTCCTTGACTTGACGGTAAACTCCCGAGGTGGTCACGCAGACACTATCGGGAAACATCAAGGCATGCCACAAAGCAGCCGGTGCCGCACACATGGCTGTCTTGCCAGAACCGTTTGCGGCCTTAAGCGCAACACGGGAGCCCGAAGCATCGAGATCACCGAGGACACGCTTTTGCCATTTGTATAGATTGAGCCCAAAGACCTCCTCAGCAAACCGGTCCAAGTGGACCAGCGATCTATCGACCGAGGCTTTTTGTTTCTCCGTGAGTCTGACTTGTTTTTTATGGATTGGCATTACAATGATACTCGCTTAAGTCCGCGCTCCACTTGATTTAACACGGTTTCAATAGTCGGTGTTTGCTGAAACAAGGGAACCTCACACATGCGGCGTTGCTTTGATTCGTCATGAACCAAGTCCACCAGCCTATCAAGCTTTTCGGAGGTGCTTTCGAAATTCGCAAGATTGATGCAAGCGTCCTTGTTGAGATTTTTCATGTCGGTGTGTCCGTAATAGATTGGAATCGTCCCAGATGCTTTTGCCTCTACTATTTTCTCAGTGTGATAGCCGGGATAAAGACGGTTCTCAAACGCTAAGTTGTATTTGGTTTCAAGCATGGTTAACCATTTTGTTTTGTTTGTTGTTGGTATAGCACCAAAGAAAATTCCGTGCCGCTCTACAGCAAAACCCATGACCTTAAGTTTATCGGGAAAGCATTCTCTCAACGGTCCATTTGCCGCCCAAAAAGCGGTGAATGTTTTCCTTCTGGCTTGCTTAACCGGGATAACATTATCAAGAAGCTGGGGAGGTATGAGGAACTCTGGGTAATGTCTGTCAATTTCATCAAACCAGTTGACCCATGAATAGTAACAAGGGAAGTATGCGTTGACCTCTGAATCCGGATCGTGAGTAAAACTAAAATCAAGCTTGGGGTGCTTTGGACATGGAGATTCAATCGTGTAAAACCATTTAGCGCAATCGAACATTTCCCACGTCATGCCGTTGCCAAAAGCTTTTGTTATCACCAAGTCCGGCGACCTACTGCAAATGGAAACGTTCTCTCTTAACCGAATTAAGCTTTGAAACAGAACGTTATCTCGGTTGTGCCAGTCATAGTTTGTGTCTGTAAAACAAACTTTCATAACCGGAAAGCGGCAAAGTTCCCCACATCTTCGTCATGAGCTTCTACCGCAACACAAAACCCATTAAGTTCCAGATAACTTTTAAGATCTTCGATGTTGTAGCCATATGTGACCCCATCAATTTCACAACTATGGTCAATCATCCCGTGATGATACTCACCAACAATAGACCTTACCATGCCGAGCATCCTTGACGTGTAGAGTGCGGGATACTCTCCAGACTCAATATCAATCTTTACAATATCCACCGGGCCGGATTGTGTCAGCACATCGTCAAGACCTACTGTCTTAACCTCCAAACCCAGACCGCTACCTTCAAAGACTCCCCCACCTCCGGTGTTTGTTAAGTCAAAGTCATCGTGGAAGTAAACGTTCTTGACCGGACTTCTGGACTTCCATACTGCGAGGTTGTTGATCTTTACGTTTTCATACCCCGCCACGTTTTCCTTCAGAACCTCAAAGTTTTCGCGCCACGCTTCATAGGCGTAAACCATCTTTGCGCCGGACTCAGCAGCCTTAGTCGTAAACCCTCCTATGTGCGCCCCAAGATCAATGATAGTTTTTCCATCGAAGTTATAAACCGGATAGTTTCTAGCCTCCTCCCAGATTCCAGAGTCCCAAGTCCCTTCCCGGAAAACTGGAATATTAATATCCATACGGGTGAACTCCGAAATATTTGTTGATGACATTTTCATACCCCTCAACCATTCTATCGTAAGTGTATTTGTGTGCGTGAACAGTAGCTGTCTTAGCTTTTGCCCGGATCATTTCCGGACGCTTGTAAAGCTGTCGCATGATCGCGGCGGCGTGATCAACGGATGGTTCACACCATAGACCTTGTCCTTCATAATAATTCGTTGCCGGAACCAGTGTGTAATCTACGAGAAATGAATTGCTCTCATTGGCGTATGCTTCTGGACCGAACCATGCCGGGAGTAAACACGGTCTACCCGCTGCCATACATTCCAACGGCATGAGCCCGAATCCCTCGCCTTTACTCATGGACACGTAACAGTCGATGGACTGATACCACCCAGCGAGATCTTCCTTCGGCCATTCACCTTCGTCCCTAATGATTCGTTTGTCACTCCATGACGGCACCGGATCTCGTGGGTAACATTTTATTCTTAGCTCGACATCCTCATTACCCTCGGGGAATGCCTTGATGAATGCGTCAACCACTTCGTCAAAACCTTTCCTTGGCCAACCATGCCGGGAGATGCCACTCGTTCCGAAGACGATCTTGTCGCGCATGGAAAACGGTGCTGGCTTAAACACTTTTGTGTCGATCCCAAACGGAACCGGATGCTGGGGAACGTTGACCCCTTGAGCACTGAAGGTCGCTATGTTGGGTAGAGATGGAACAATGACAGCTCGGCACGAGTTGAGATGTCTGATCCACGCTTGAGGTATTCTGGTGGTCTCCCACATGGTGCTGTAGATAGTCCGGTCTGGATCATCTGGCACTTGCTTGGGAGGATGAATAATGAGGGTAGGAGCATCCCACTTCGGCTGGCGCGAAATGAGACGCTCATACCGCTCGTCCAACACACGTGACCACGCATCTTGATTGTAAGGAACCACACAGAGATCCCACCCTCGTTTTAAAAGACCATCGATAATGATCCTTGAGTGGTAGTCGTAACTTGAGCTGTCGCCAAGTTGACCTCTGATGATTAACCGGTTGTTCACGGTTTCTTTAGTTCCTCTGAAATGTTTGAGTATCGATGACACCTTCGTCCTCCTCCGGGGTAGTCGCTAACTCTTCAAGCTGATCATCCATGGAAATATCCAGTTCAGATGCGACCGCAATCTCCCCTTGAGTCCCGTCCAAAATGTCGACCGATTTATCGACCGTGATTGACCCGTCCTCAACCTCTTCAAGCGTTAACGTAATTTTAATCAATGGACTCCTTTACCGTTGGTGATGAGCTGTCTTCAATCTTTTGCTTACCCTTTTTCTGCCATGCGGGTGTCTTTCTACCCGCTCGACCTTGCAACCTTCTGGGTAATGCATTCCATTTTGCGGCATCACGGTCGTTCTTTGGACCCGTCATTCTGCATCGTGGATTCTTGCATTCCACACGCCCCTTAAGTGCAACCCGAGCTATCGAGCCGCACGCTACACAATTTTTCGCTTCGTATTTCATCGTTTTCCGTAATTATCTCCTCGTCTGCATTTGATGCAAAAACTCTGTCTGCCATCCTTGCTGGCGGCACGTTTATGAAAGTGGACCATCTGTTTTATTCTTCCGCATAGACCACACACTTTCCGTATGGATCTCACCTTGCTCATGACCGGTCTATCACCAGTAAACACGCAAAGAAACCGAACATGAACCCCATGCAGCAGCCCATGAGAAAGATCGTCATTGGTTCCATTCATCCTCCTCTAGATCTGCGATAGCTTTAAGCATCCCTTCTTTCGGACCCTTACCGTTTTGCGCTCGTGGCAAGTAACAGAGGATGCTCCTACACACCTTAATCAGTGCCTTGACTCTTTCTTCACGCTCGTCAGTCATCCAATACTATGTAGTTCACGTTGACCAATCCGAGATCCGGATCGGCTAGTTTCTCAAATGCTCCCCGGCTGAGGTCCAGCTCGCGACCGTCAACGAATGGTCCACGGTCAGTTACTGTCACCACCACATGCCGGGTTGGGGTGTAAATGAGCAGTCTGGTTCCGAAGGATAACTCTCGGTGCGCGCACGTCATATTTTCTGGGAGGAACGGTCGACCATTCGCCATCAAATTATTTCGGTAATCCTCGCCATACCACGAAGCGACGAGCAGACAGATAAGGGGAATTTTCATAGGCAAAAACAATGTGAATTTAAAAAAGG